TGTTGCTGATACTTTAACATTAGTTGCTGGTAGTAACGTAACGATAACGACAAATAATTCAAATGATTCAATCACTATTGCTGCTGCTGGAGGTGGTGGTGGAAGTGTTTCTGTAGGTACAAATGTAACAGATATTCTTTCTATAAGTTCTGGAGATATTATTGCTGATGATGCAGGTGCAGATAAATTAGTATTTTGGGATGATTCTGGAAATAAATTAACATATCTGTCTATTGGTTCTAATCTTTCTATTAGTGGAACTACTATTAGTGCAACTGGTGGAGGAGGTGGTGGTGCTAGTGCATTTACAGCTCTTAGTGATACACCAGGTAGTTTAGGATCTGCAGGACAATATCTTAAAGTAAATAGTGCTGGAAATGCACTTGAATTTACTGCTGCTCTTACTTCCAATGTTCAGTCTAATTGGAATGCTACTAGTGGTGCTGCAGTAATATTAAACAAACCAACTATACCAAGTGGTATTAATGATCTTTCTGATGTGTCATCATCTGGAGCATCATCAGGTCAAGTATTAAAATGGAATGGTAGTGCATGGGCTCCAGCATCAGATTTAACTGCATCTGGTAGTGGAATATCTTTGACTGATCTATCAGTTACCACAGGTTCAGCATCTGGTGGAGGATCATTAAGTTATAATAATAGTTCTGGTGTATTTACATTTGTACCTGCTGTTGCAGGAGGAACTATAACTGGTGTTACTGCTGGTACTGGATTATCTGGTGGTGGAACTAGTGGAGGAGTAACTTTAAATCTTGCAAATACATCAGTTACTGCTGGATCATATAATAATGCAAATATAACTGTTGACGCACAGGGAAGAATTACTGCAGCTGCGAATGGTACTAGTTCTGGTGGTGGAATATTAGCATCAATAGTTGATGTTAAAGGTGATTTATTAGTTGCTACTGCTGATAATACTGTTGGAAGATTACCAGTAGGAACGAATAATAAATTTATTACTGCAGATAGTAGTGAGAGTACTGGTCTTAAATGGATTAATGGATATTATGTTGCTAACGTAAAAGACTTTGGTGCACTTGGTAATAATAGTAATGATGATAAGACTGCTATTCAAAATGCAATTAACTCTTTAGGTGTGACTGGTGGAACTGTTTATCTCCCACCAGGCGTTTATAGAGTGTCTGCTGCTTTACAAATTAATTCTACTGTAAAGAATATAAGACTTGTAGGTGCAAATGGTCATTTCCCATTAACAGGGGATAATGGTGGTGGATCAATTATTAGAAGTACAAGTACAACTAATAATGTTATTGAAGTAAACAATTCTATATCAGTTTATATTGGGCATTTAGGAATAGATTCTACTGTCACTAAAACTGGTGGAATAGGAATTAAAGCTATATCAACTTCTGATAGACAAGGTGTTACTATTGAGCAAGTTTATATTAGACAATGCTTCCAAGGTATGGCTTTGATTGGATATGCTAATTCTGCAATTAGAAATTGTGAGGTAAGAGATTTACCAACGAATAGTACCTATGCAGTTTTATGTGAGAAAGGAACAGATACTCGTCAGGATCAAACTAGATTAGAAAATATTGTAGTTGATGGTGTTATTGGTGGTGCTAGACATTCTACTTGTGTAGCATTTTTATTCAAGGGATATACTAATTCTATTTGGGCAAAGGATTGTTGTGGTCTTCGTTGTAAGATTGGAATTAAGTTTGATTCAAGTATGAATGGTAGTGGTGCAGGTGGATCTAGTGATCATGGTGCATTCCATAGACTAATAAATTGTGATGTTGATCAAAATAAAGAGAATGGAATTGAAATATCTGGTGGAAACACTATTTGGATTGATAATGCATATACAGGTAGTAATGGAGATAATGGAATAGCAACTGATAGTAATTTTGACGGTGTACTATGGATTAGAAGTCCTGATTGTAGAGGTAATGGTGAGCATGGTATTCATATTGGTGGAACCAATCATAATAAGATTCATATAAGTACTCCACATTGTGCTAATAATTCAGTTGCTACAGGTCAATCAGGAAATTATCATGGTATAAATGCTGTTGGTAATAACCATGATATTCAAATTATTGGTGGACAATGTGGTGGTGATATGTTTGGTAATACTACTGGACAATCTCCTAACAATGCTAGTATGACACAAGGATATGGTATATTATTCAATGGAACTAATAATAAACGTATTCTAATTAATAGTGTTGATGTAACTAATAATAAGGCAGGTACTATTGGTTGGCAAAACAGTGGAGTTAATGCTGCTTCTGGTTCTTATAATTTCATCGAAAATAATGCTGGATACCAGAGTAGTTCTTTTGGTGGTGGTAGTAGTTCACTAGCATCTAGAACTACAAAGAATGCTACTACTGCTTCTCTTAATGCTGCTGCTTCAGGTAATTTATCAATAACGGCATTCAAGGCATATAATTTACTTAAAATAGCAATAAATTATCCTGCTTGGGTTAGACTTTATACTGATTCTACCAGTAGATCTAATGATGCTAGTAGAGTAGAGGGAACAGACCCATTACCAGGGTCAGGTGTGATTGCAGAAGTTTTAACTACAACTGCAGGTGCAAGCACATTCTTAATGTCACCAGGAGTTATTGGATGGAATAATGATGGAACTCCTTCTACAACAGTTTATGCAAAAGTGACAAATAAGGATTCTTCTGCTCGTGCAATTACAGTAACTTTGACTCTAATACAAGCGGAGGCATAAATGAAAGAGTATACAGTCACTCTTAATAGTTTTAGTGATAAAACATCCTTTTGTAATGAAATGACTGCTTCTAATGGAAGTGGTTCTGTTCCTAGTAGGACATGTACATGTAATTTGATGAGACCTCAAAGTAGAAATACAGTTTTTACTTTATCGGATACTGAAGCAACTGAATTATTGAATGATTCTAGAGTAAAAGATTGTGAAGAAAATGTTGAATTATATACTGCTGAATATTGGGATGAATCACAAACTGGTAAATGGGATAAAATTCCAGAACAAGCAGACGATAAAAATTGGGGTATTAAAAGATTAATTGATGGGCAACAAACATCTGGTTGGGGTGGTGGTGGAACAAGTGAACTAACTGGTACTTATAATACAACAAGTTCTGGTAAAAATGTAGATGTTATTATAGTAGATCGTCATCTAAATTTTGGTCATCCAGAATTTAGAGAAAATCCTGATGGAACTGGTAATCTTCGCAGTAATCAATTTAATTGGTTTCAATACAGTGCTGCTCTAGGTTATAGTAGTAATACTGCAGCAACCTATAATTATTCTACAATTTTATCTAGTCACGGAACCCATGTAGCAGGAACGGTTGCTGGAAATACTCAAGGATGGGCAAGAGATGCCAATATCTATAATATAGATTTTCATTCTACTGCTGCTGGTAATAATGGAATAACTGGAATAAATTGGACATTAGTTTTATTTGAGTATATTAGGCATTTTCATAATAATAAATCAATTAATCCTGCTACTGGAAGAAGAAATCCAACAATAGTTAATAATAGTTGGGGAATTAGCTGGACTTCTGGTCCGATGGAAATAACACAGTCTCTTCCGAGTGGTGGTGGCATGACCGAAATAACGTATAGGTCAGTAACTACTGATATGAGTTCAATGACTACTGCTCAAAGAAGAACAGCGTTACAATCTAGAAGAATTCCTGTTCCATCCTCTACTTATGGTGGTGATTATAATAGTGATAGAACTCCTACTATGGGGAGAAGAGTTGCTGCTGTGGATGCAGATATTGAAGATGCTATGGGAGATGGGGTAATTTTTGTTGGAGCTGCAGGAAATGATTTTTGGCCAATTGATAGAAGTGGTGGTAATGATTATAATAATATTATTAAGTATAATACCTTGAATCTACTTTGCTCACAAGGATCAAGTCCAGGTAATACAGAAACTTCAAATGGCAATTCTATTTCTGTAGGTGCAATATCATTTTATACTAATGATAGAAAAGTATATTTTAGTAATTGTGAAGAGAGAGTTGATGTTTTTGCACCTGGCACCTTTATTATGTCATCTGTAGCTAATTCTAGTTCTGGATATAGTAATCAAAATGCTGATTCACGAGATTCCAACTATTATAATGCAAGTAGTAGTGGTACAAGCATGGCATCACCTCAAGTTGCTGGACTTTTAGCATGTGCTGCTGAACAATACCCTAACATGAAGCAAACGGATGCACTTCAATATGTAATTGAATCTGCAGGTATAGATCAAATTGCCGATACTAGTGAAGGTATGGTTGCTGATCCATATACTGATCTTGGTGATTCTAATAATCGGTATTCTGCTTATGTTTTCAAAAGACCTCAAAGTGGAACTGTGTTCCCACATGATAATCATGGAAATAGACTTTCATCATCTAATGGTGTAAAATATCCACGGGTAAATAGTGTTGTGACTAAACCTGTATAAAACTAATAAATATACAAAAGATATAATTCATGGCTCTTAAGGTTCGACAAAATGGTGCATGGGTTCCAGTTAGTGAAACTGGTCCTATAGGTCCTCCTGGTCCTAGTGGACCTCCAGGACCTGCTTCTACTGTTGCAGGACCTCCAGGACCACAAGGTAATCAAGGTAATCAAGGACCTCAAGGATCACCAGGATCTGATGGTGGTCCAGGACCACAAGGATCTCCAGGACCACAGGGTAATCAAGGTGCTCAAGGTAATCAAGGTGCTCAAGGACCACAAGGACTACAAGGAACTCAAGGTGATAAAGGTGGATTAAGATATCAATTCTCTAATAGTACATCTATGTCTGATCCTGGAGCAGGAAAGTTTAGATATAATAGTGCTACTTTTGGATCTATAAGTAGATTTGCTATTGATGCTACTACAATAGAATCTACTGATGTATCTAATTTTATAGCAACATGGGATGATTCCACAACTACTACAAATAGAGGACATATAGTTGTTAAGTCTAATAATAATACAGATGGAACATATTCAATTTTTACAGTTAGTGGTGCGGTAACGGATAATACTGGTTGGTTACAGATTGTTGTTACTCCAGTTTCTGGAAATGTTCCTTCAAATACTGAAGAATGTGTAATTAGTTTTTCAAGAACTGGAGATTTAGGTGGAACAGGTGGAACAGGACCTCAAGGACCTGGTGGAGCACAAGGACCTCCAGGACCTGGTGGACCAGCAGGACCTCCAGGATCACCAGGATCACCAGGATCTGATGGTGATGATTCAACTGTAGCAGGACCACCAGGACCTCCTGGACCACCAGGATCTGATGGTGATGATTCGACAACAGCAGGACCACCAGGACCTCCAGGATCTAATTCAACTGTACCAGGACCACCAGGACCTCCAGGTCAAAATTCTACTGTACCAGGACCACCAGGACCTCCAGGAGACGATGGTGATGATTCTACAACAGCAGGACCACCAGGACCTCCAGGTGCAGATTCAACTGTTGCTGGACCACCAGGACCACCAGGACCAGGTGCCACAGATGTGCCATCTGGATCTAGAATGGTATTCTTACAGTCATCTGCTCCTACTGGATGGTCTAGAATTTCAACTTATGATGGTAGAGCGATAAGAATTTCAAGTTCTGGTGGTGGTACTGGTGGTAGTAGATCTTGGGATAATACTTTTGATTATATAACTAAGTGGCATAGTAATGTACTTACTGGTAGAGTTACTGATGGACATACCTTAACACCATCTCAAGGTCCAGTTCATAATCACTCTTATGATGTTCCTCGTGGTACTAGTGGTGGGCAGTATGGTTTTAAAGACACAAGTAACTCTGGTTCTTCTGGAACTCAAGCAGTTGCTGGTAACACACCAGGAGGTGGAAGTCACAGTCACAATCTTAATAACATATCTCTTAATATTGGAACATATGTAGATAGACGACTTGTGTATGCTACTGCTATAATATGCAGTAAGAACTAGATTTATATGAAACTTGAACAAGGAAAATTTTGTCCTCTGATTGGAAAAGATTGTATTGGATTACAATGTGCTTGGTTTACACAGGTAAGAGGGATGCATCCTCAGACTGGTGAAGATATTGATGAGTGGGATTGTGCTATTCAATGGATGCCAGTTTTATTAATTGAAAATTCTAGAAAACAAAATGAAACTAGTGCAGCAGTCGAATCATTCCGAAACGAAATGGTAATTAATAATGAGAATGCAAAGAAAATGTATCTTGAAACTATACAAGAGAAATTAAACAAACCCAGACAAATACATAACATAAGTGAGGCTACAGAAGAAGAATGAAATTATCAATTGTTCCAGCAGATAAAATTATTGCTTTAAATAATCAATCTTTAGTAGGAATTAAAACAGATCTTTCTTGGATTCCAACAAATGTTTATGCAGTTCAGTGGAATGATAATTGGGAAGCAAATTCTGGGTTATCTTCAGAATGTACTGGAATATCCACAGGATATATTCAGTATAATGATTCAACTCCACCATTAGGTATATCAACAACTGGAATATATTGGCAAGGAGTAACTGCTTTTGAAAATGAGAAATCTACTTTAGAAAATGAAAGAGAAGCAGCAAGAGATCATTTGGCAGAAGTAAAACGATTTAGAATGTCATTACTTTATGATTCTGATTGGACTCAAGGTGCTGATTCTCCCTTTAATGATAGTAAGAAATCAGAGTGGGCAACGTATCGTCAGCAATTAAGAGATCTTCCAGCAACGATAGCAGCAGATTCTAACATAACTGCTAAAGCAATGATGGATGATATTAATCATTCTGCTTGGCCGACAAGACCATCATAATGTGCTATAATAAATTAATTGGATGGTTATTTAAGAGTTGAGAACTAACTTACTTGTTATTGATGATTTCTATAATAATATTAATACTGTGAGAGAATTTGCTCTTGCACAAGAGTTTGATGTTAAAGGTAATTATCCAGGAACGAGAACTAAAAACTTTAATAATGAAAGTACAAAGGATCAAATACAAAGATTACTTTATCCGCATTCAGGTGAAATAACTGATTGGATGGAAGGTGAAAATCAATATACTGGATCCTTTCAAATGACTAATTCATCTCATAAGAGTTGGATTCATACTGATGATCATAATAATTGGGCAGGAGTTTTATATCTAACTCCAGATGCTCCACTTATTGGTGGTACTGGATTTTATAGGTCAAAAATAAATGGATCTATGTATGGTCATAATGATGATGATATAGGACCGTATGGTGAGGATAAATCTAAATGGGATCTTGTTAATGAGGTTCATAATATATACAACAGACTTATCCTATTTCGCTCCGACCAATGGCATACTTCAATGGAGTATTTTGGTAATGATCATGAAACTGGTCGACTTACACAAGTGTTTTTCTTTACTACTGAACAATGAATGAATTAATCCAAGTTATTAAACTTTTAGAACCTGATCAATTAAAAGAGTTGAATGATTATATTGATACTCTTGAATTTAATGATACGACTGTGTTTGGTCAAGACTCTGATAAACCTAGAGTTGATACTGATATTAGATCTAGTAAAGGTGCAGCATTGGATGAAACTCATGAAGTAACTTTAATGTATCATGAAGCAATGAATAAAGGATTGGATGAGTATAAAAGAAGATTAGTCAATATGTATGCTAATTTTGATTATTATCCTGTTCCTGGTGGTACTGGAACTGAATCTTGGAGAGAATCGGTTGGAATATTAGAATATACTAATGGACAAGAATATAAACCTCATCATGATGCAGCGACTGATCCTAATTTTCCACAATATCATAGAAAAATATCGATTATTACATACTTAAATACTGATTATGAAAATGGTGGGACTTGGTTCCCTCATATGACTGTTAAACCAGAACCAGGATATGCATTAATATTTCCTTCCAATTGGTGTTATCCCCATGCTGGTATGCCAGTTACTGAAGGAACAAAAAGAGTTGCAGTTACTTGGTACTATGTAAAGCAGGTAACTTGACAAATCTTATAAATTGTGTTAGGGTTGGTTTCCATAGAGAGAATCTACATGACTGATGAATGGGTAGAACGTATTGTAGTAGATGTTTGTGCCAAATCTTTTTTACTAGAAAGTAATGAAGGGGACAAGAAAAAAGTGGTATGTGATACTACTGAAGAGTTTATGAATGTATTGGAAGTAGTAACTGGAACCGCAGATCCTGAACTTATTACCTACGCAAATTTAAGCATCCATGAAAAAACAAAACGATCCTAAAATTAAACCTTCATTTGATGGATGTTATAATTACAAAAAATTGAAGGAAGAAGGTTTAATTGAGAATGATGAAATAGATGATGATGAATTTATTCGTCTTCATAAAGAATTTGATCGTTAACATCTAAATATGTACGATAGTATGAGGTTTTCATATGATGAAGTACAAAATTACAAAACGCTTCTGTTGGTTTAGAGATGGAAGTATTATTGTTGCAATGTATTTTATTAACGAGAAACCTTTTACCTTCGATGAATTA